TCATGCCCCGCCACCTGGGGGGCAGCGACGCTGCGACGAACCTGCGCTACCTCTGCCGGACGTGCCACAAGGCTCGAAGAGGGGCGATCTTTAAGGATGGGGGGAACGGACACGCCGCTGCTGTCCCGCGTCTACATACACGGGGGCTGCCCGTCATCCGCAAGACGCTGACGAGGGCGGTCGGGTGACGCTCGCTGTCGCATCTCTCGGCGTGTCTCGAGGCTCTAGGAAGCTCATCGGCAGCACCCAGCCGCGTATCTGCCCGCCCCGGCCCGAGCGGTCGGATATCGCCGAGTTCCAGCGCACGGCGGCGGATATGGGCATCGAGCTGATGCCCTGGCAGAAGGTCGCCGGCCGCTACCTGATGGCCCGCGACGCCGATGGCTCTCGTCCGTACCGCGAGGTGGCCGTCGTCGTCGCGCGGCAAAACGGCAAGACGACGCTCATGAAGCCGCTCATCATCCACGCCCTCCGGGCTGGGAAGCGCATCATGCACATCGCCCAGACCCGCGAGCTGCCCCGCCACATGTTCGGCGTCATCGCCGACGCGCTCTCAGGCGAGCCCGACCTCTTCCCGAAACGGCGTGGCAAGGTCATCTGGCCCCGCTACGGCGCAGGCCAGGAGGAGATCACGCTCCTCAATGGCGGCTCGTACCGCCTGGCGGCATCGCGGACGGGCGGTGCCCGCGGCTGGTCGAATGACATCGTCATCATCGACGAGCTGCGCGAGATGGACAGCTTCGACATCATCAACGCGGCCGAGCCGACCCTGATGATGTCGCCGGACCCCATCATGGTCTACCTCTCCAACGCCGGCACCGACAGGAGCGTCGTGCTCGACAGCGTGCGGGAGCGAGCGCAGGGCGACCCGAGCCTCGCGTACCTGGAGTGGAGCGCGGACCCGGCGCGGGACCCCGGCGACCGCAAGGGCTGGGCACAGGCAAACCCTGCGCTCGGCCATCAGTCCTCCGTGCTGCCGTACCTGGAGGCTGCCTTCACGCGCCATCGGCTCGCGAACACGATGCCGACGTTCCAGACGGAGCACCTCTGCCAGTGGGTCGAGACCGAGCTTCCGAAGATCGTCACCGACGTCGCCTGGGAGCGAGCCAGGGGGAGCGTCGGCGAGCCGGTCCGCCCCTCGTTGGGCCTCGCCCAGGACCCGGCGGGGAGGCGTGTCTCGGCCGCCCTGGCCTGGCAGAAGGACGATGCCGTGTGCAGCTACCTGCTCGCGGACATCGACGGCTACCCGGTAGACCTGGAGAAGGCGGCCGAGGCCGTGCTGCCGCACGCTCGCCGGTTCGGGGTCGGGAAGCGCATCGCCTTCGATGCCTGGACGGACCGCGAGTGGGCGCGCCACTTCAAGGACGCCAAGCCGATGCAGGGAGCCGACTGGGAAGCGGCGTGCAGCAGCTTCGCCCGCACGATGGACGCGGGCGCGCTCCGGGTCGAGGACCCCGATGGACAGCTCACCCGAGACATGGCCGGGACCGTGCGCAGGGAGACCGCCCACGGCTGGATCGCCGTCCGGGCGAGCGATGAGCGGCCGAACACCGGGGCGTTAGCGATGATCCGCGCCATCTGGCTGGCGACGACGCCCGCCCCCGCAGGACCGAGGGCGTACTGATGGGTCTCGTCGACAGCTTCCTCTCGCTGCTCTCGCTCGGGCAGCATCAGGTCCAGACACGCGCGGCGGCGCCGTTCGAGGTCAACATCCCCGGGCTCTTCCCGACGCGATATCCGCAGGGCCAGTTCCGGTATCCGTCCGTGCGTGAAGCGCTCGGCGTGCCGGCCATCCTGCGTTGCGTCACGCTCATCAGCAACACGGCCGGCGCGCTGTCCATGAACGGCATCCGCGACGGTCAGACCGTGCCTGCCCAGGACCGGCCGCGCATCATCGTCCGCCCCAATCCCCTGACGACGCCGCGTACCTTCTGGCGCGACTCGGCCTTCTGGAAGGCCACTCGGGGGGAGCAGTGGTGGTGGGTCGCCAAGCGCGACGGCGACGGGATGGCCATGTCGCTCGTGCCCGTCCCGCCCTACGAGGTGAGGGTCGAGGACGACCCGTCCGACCTTCGCTATCCCACCATCTGGTGGCGCGATCGGAAGATGCCACGCGGCGACATGATCCTCGACACGCTGCTGCCCGACCCGGACCATCCGTTCCGCGGCGTCGGGCCGCTCCAGCTCTGCGGAGCCGCCGTCTCGGCGGCGGTCGAGGCCGAGTCATGGGCCGCCAGCTTCTACTCCGAGGGCGGCTTCCCGAGCGTCTGGGCCAAGCCCGAGGTGCCGTTCGAGGACGAGGACGCGGCGCAGAAGTTCAAGGAGAAGTGGGTCGCCAACCCACCGAACACGCCGCTCGTCATCGAGGGCATCGACGAGGTGGGCACGCTGCCTGTGGATACGGCGAGTGCCCAGGCGCTCGATGCGCGGACATTCACCTTCGGTCAGGCCGCGCTCATGTTCGGCCTCCCGGGCTCGATGGTCGAGTACGTCCAGTCCGGCTCCTCGCTCACGTATCAAAACGTCGGCCAACGGTTCGATGACTTCGTGAAGGGCTGTCTCTGGCCGAACTACCTCGAGGGCTCCGAGCAGGCCATGACCGACCTCCTGCCGCGCTCGTGGGTCGCGGAGTTCGACACGGACCGCTTCACGCGGCCGGACCCCAAGACGCGCATGGAGATCCACAAGATCGCCATCGAGGCTGGCGTCTACGACCCCGAGTACGCGCAGCGCCAGGAGGGCATCATCCCGGGCTCTATCGAGACGGCGCCCATCCCGCCCTCGCCGCCCGCGGCCATCCCCGCTCCCATCGAGGCACGCTCCGCTCCGGCCGAGCTGCGCTGCGACGGCATGACGACGAAGCGGCGGAGCGGCGTCAGTCGCATCGAGCGCTGCAACCGCCTGCTCTCGCGTGACGGCATCTTCGTGGGGCGCTGCCCGCGGTGCCGCAAGGAGTACGCGGTCGCCGCTTGACGCTCGCGCGTCGCCAGGCGTACTCTCTCGGCAACCGAAGACATCCGGCGTCGTGCTCATCGCAGCCAGCCGAGGACGTGGCCTCCCGCGCATGTGCCCACAAGCGCAGCGTTGGAGGCTTTTGTCATGTCAGAGGACGTTTCCGACCTCATCAGGTCTATCGAGGTCGAGGCTGATATCCACGTCCGCAACCTTGCCAAGCGAGAGCTGGACGTGCGGCTCATGCCCTGGGACCGCACCATCGAGACGGTCCATGGTCGCGAGACCTTCAAGCGCGGCGCGTTCGCTGAGGCCGTGCCCGCCGATGTCCGGCTCATGGGGCTGGAGCACGAGGCGCACATCGGCATCGGCCAGGACGGTCGCCCGACCCTGACGCGCCATCCCATCGGGAAGGCCATCAGCCTTGATGACCGCGAAGACGCCCAGTACGGGACGTTCCGGGTCGCGAAGACGGCCCGCGGTGACGAGGTGCTTGCCCTAGCCGAGGAGGGCATCGTCACCGGCATCTCCGTCGAGATCGCCGAGGTCCCCGGCGGCACGTCCGTCTCGACCCGTTCCGGGCGACGGGACAGCGTCCATCACCGCGCCCGCCTCGTGGGCGCTTCCCCCACCTACCGGCCCGCCTATGACGAGGCCGTCGTGCTTTCAGTCAGGACAGCTAAGGAGACAGAAGTGGCCGAAGCCATCCCCGTGACGGAGGCCGCGCCGGCCCCGCCCGCCATCGATTACGACAAGCTCGCTGCCGCGGTCGGCGGCTCGGTGGGCGACCGCGTGGACGCCGCCATCGCAGCGGTGCAGACGCGCTCGGCCATCCCCGACGAGCTGATGCAGAAGATGCTTGACCGCATGGAGGCGCTCGAAGAGCAGGGCCGTGCCGCCTTCCAGTTCCCCTCCCGCACCGAAGAGGGCCATCCCGAGGACTTCGGCCGCGGTGACTGGCTGAAGCTCGTCCTGCGCACGCTCTCGGGCGAGACGGTGAGTCAGGCCGAGCTCCAAGCGCGCGTCGCCGCCGAGCTCATCACGACCGACAACCTCGGCGTGGTGCCACCGGCCTACCTGTCCGAGATGATCGGCATCATCGACCCGTCGCGGCCGTTCCTAGCGTCCACCCGCCAGCTGACGACCCCGCGTGCCGGGATGCAGCTCACCGTCCCGGTCCTCGCGACCCGGCCCACGGTGGGCGTCCAGGCGGCCGAGAAGGACGAGCTGGCCAGCACGACCACGTCCATCACCTCGACGAACTTCAACCCGATCACCATCGGCGGCTACGGGGACATCAGCCTCCAGCTCCTGAAGCGGTCGGACCCCTCGTACCTCGAGATGTACGTCGACCTCCTGGCCGAGGCCTACGCCACCATGGCGGACGACAAGGCCGTGGATGCGCTGCTCGCGGCTTCGGGGATCAACACGGGCTCGGCTATCGACCCCGACGACGGGCCGCTCTTCGGCGATGCCTGGGCCAACGGCACGGCCGTCAGCCGGCGCCTCACTCCGGACACCGTCTGGCTGTCATCCGCAGCCGTGGCGGCGTTCATCGACGCCAAGTCCTCGACCACGAACGCGCCGCTGTACGGCAACCTCGCCGCATCCTTCAACGCCGCGAACGGCGTGGGCGGGACCATCTCGGGGCTGCGCCCCGTCCAT